CAGCAGACCCTAGACCTGCTACGCCGCCTGCTACTGCGCCAACACCTTTAGCAACAGTACCTGCAACTTTACCGATGCCGGCTCCAATTTTATTTAGAATAGGACCTTCGTCTAATTGGTTGTTTTCTACTAATATTTCTGTAATTTTCATTTTATGAAGTTCCTAATTGTTTTTGTAGATACGCAGTAAGGCGTCGTTTACTTTTTTTATCTAGTTTAGCTAAGTCTGCTTTAACTTGAGCGTATAATGTTGCACCAGCATCCTGAGTTCCTGCACTAGATATTTTTAAAGATTTATACACAGTGTCAATGGCAGTAGTGTCTACTCCTTGACTAGTTAAAAACTTTTTAAGTTCTTCACTGTCAGTAGGTGCACCAGCTTTTTGCCAAGCTGAATTTAATTTGTCAGCGGTGATCTTGGTAGTTAAATTGGTACCAACTGTGCGAGCTTTATCCATTGCTTTGCCAGCAAATCCTTTGATGACATCCATTGGCCCTTCGTTGAGTTGCGATTCAGTAATGCGTTTGAACACTAGATATACTTGTCCTTCACTTAAAGGACGAACTTGTTGTTCTATAGATTCTTTTTTAGTTAGACTGCCCTTGACCCCCGCACCGGCAACCGCACCTTGTGCAGCAGCACCGAGATATTTGGTAGCTTCTTGAGCAGCCTGTGCTGCTTGACTGATCATAGTTCTACTAGCTTGATCAGAAGCTATTTGAGCTATGTATTGTTTATCATTAAATGTATCAGCAATCATACCTTCAAGTGACTTCCAAGTGGCTGCACTTTGTTCATAGTCGCCTGCTTTCCAATATTGTCCCGCCTCGCTAAACAATTTTTTAGCTGTGTTTATATCTTCTGGAGTTCCTACTAGACCTTTAATTTCAAAATTAGCCCATCGTGTACCCAATTCTCCGCCAACTTCATCAAAGATCTGATTCATGTTCAAACGAAGTGCATTAGGGAACATAGTGTCCTTAACAACCTGCGCACCGCCTTTGATCGCATCGCCTAGCAATTCAAAAGTTTTACCTGCAATAAAACCGTAGGCCGCAACTGGGCCTCCTGCTAATGAAGCGATTGCAGTAAGCACACCTACAATCGCTGCTGTTTTTCCAGGATTTTCTTTAGCCCATATCCCCATTTGAGAAATACCATCTTGTATTTTGCTGTCCGGAAACTTGGTATTAATTTTATTCTTTAATTGATCAAACTTTTGATCAAAGGCTTTAACTGGAGTTGTATCCTGTAGCCATTTACCGATATTATCAACAATCTCGTTGGCTTTTTTACCAACATCGATCCCTTTGCCTAACATGGTTCTATTACCGCCTGCGTCAGTTGCAGATTTTTCTACGGCACCAAATATAGATTTGATTTGATCAGGACTAAGGCTAGCTTCAATTAAAGGCCGTAATTCATGATAAATGCCTTCAACAACAGTACGTTGTTCTTGATCAAGGCCATGACACGATTCTAATAGAATTTTATTAGAATTATTCATATGTTGTTCAAATAATATATTGCTGATTCTCATAAGTATTCAAAGATTAATATGTTATTTATTGTAATTGTGAGCTGAAGCTCACATTCGTTTTCGCTTTCGCTCAACGAATTTTCTTTCTTCTAAACATTGTTGATTATAATAATTGCGAAGCAATTTAAGTATTATGCAGATTGTTCAGTCATACTTAGCCCTTGCGGGCTAAGAAGCATTATGCGAGTTGCACAGTACATACAGCGTTATGGCAATTACAGAGGCGGTCATCCGGTACCTCGAGCCACGTCT